TTCTGTTTATCTTACAACACAAGATGGTAAAGACTACTACGTTATACCAGGTGGAAATCCAAATAATCCAGATGATATAAGGGTAGCTGCAATGTCAGGCGGTGCTGGAGCTTTAATGGATTTGCAAGCTAACATGACAGCACCTGGATCTTCAAAAGCAGTTAATCCCGACAGTGAAAAAATTAGTGACCTTTCAGCTCCTATAATTGAAAACTTAGCACCTTCTGATATGGCAAAATTCGTAACGGAGCTTCAAAACCAAATGCCTGGTTTTGGTAAGGGTGGTTATGAAGTACCGCCTTCAACAGGTATGGCAATGGCTGATACAAATATGTTACAAGCAATGCAAAACATGAAAGGTCAAATGTCTAGTAAAGAAATGCAAATGTTAATGCAACAAATGGAAAATGCTAAACTAAAGGCTGATGCACCTTTATCACCATTAGCGGAAGAATTAGCCATGCAGGGCGATGGTGAAGATACACAATTAGCTCATTTAAGACCAGGAGAAGTAGTAATGCCTCCTGAATTTATGGAAGATGCACAGTTTGAAGCTGCGGTTGAAAATAAGTTTAATCAATTTGGTCTTGATCCTGAGAAGGCTGTGGTAGGTGTAGGTATAGCCTCGCTTAACCCAATGACAGGATTAGAAGAGTTTGGCTTTTTCAAAAAATTAGGAAAAAGTTTAAAGAAAGTCGTAAAAAAAGTCGCACCAGTAGCTTTACCTTTATTAATACCAGGTGTAGGAGGAGCATTAAGCGGTGGTTTAAGTTCTTTAGGTGGCGCACTAGGAATACCTAGTGGTA